CCCGCCGACACCACCGACCCCACGGAGCACGCCTCCACCGTCGTCCCACAGCCCTCCGCGGAGGCGCTGAAGCAGGGAACCGTCAACGGTGTCCTCCCCGTCGAGCCGGCGACGACCGCACCCGCAGCAGCTGTCGACGCGAAGGACCACCGCGTCGAAGAGTACGACGCGGTCAAGCCGGACGGCAGCAAGGTCCGCATCAAGCACAACATCGACCTCGGCACCACCGAGATCGTCAAGTAGTCGGCAGGAGGGCGCTCGTGACTAACCCGGCGATCATCCAGGACGTCATCGAACGTTTCGAGCGCCCCCTCACCGATACCGAGAAGACCGCCGGAGCGAAGTGGCTTGACGATGCATGGAGCATCGTTCGCCGCAACGTGCCCGGCATTCAAGCTCGGATGAGTCTGAACCCAGACCAGCCCGGATACATCGAATCCGAAGACGTTGTCCGGGTTCTCTCCTGGATGGTCATCCGTGTCCTCCGTAATCCCGAAGCGTTGCGCCAGTGGTCGGACGATACCTACAACCAGACCGTAGACACAGCAATGTCTTCAGGCCTCCTCTACCTTGCCGATTCTGAGCTTGCCGACCTGCTCCCCGCAGCGCCCGGCGCCGCAGCGAACGGCATGTACTCGATCCCCCTGGGCAGGTAAGCATGGTCTCACCCGCACAGGCAGCTCAGGGCCGGCGTCGCGCTGAATCCCGACTCACCGACCGATGCCGAATCGTCCGTCGCACCAAGTCGATCACCCTCGACGAGCACGGAAACTATCCGATCGTTGAGGTGCAGGTGTATCCGCCTGGTGGCGAAGCAGACGGTCCTTGCGCCCTCAAAGCGGTCAACATCTTCCCGGAGGACGTCGACGCCGTGGGGCAGAACCTCGTCCTCCAGAGCACCGAGCTGGGATTGCCAATGGGCACCAGCGGCGACGTCGAAACCGGCCAGGTCGTCATCATCACATCATCGGAGTTCGATGCTGCATCCGTTGGAACCGAATTCCGAATCGAAGGGCTTGCGGAACGACAGACGTACGCCACATTGCGTCGGTTCCGCATCGAGGAGAGATCATGAGCGACGGATTCGACGTCGACTTCTCCGAGTTCGACAAGCTCGCCGCGGACCTGGGCGAGGTCCCGAAGAACATCGGGCCCTTCGTCCGAAAAGCGGTAGAAGTCGGCGCACGCAACGTCCGCGATGACTGGCGCCAGAACGCGCAGGGAATGGCGCACGCGCCCGCCTTTCCGTACTCAATCACCTACGACCTCAAAGGTGGGAACGCTGTCCGAGGATCTCAGATCGAAGCCGAGATCGGCCCCGATAAGGCCCGACCGCAGGGGGCGCTGGGAAACCTCATCGAGTTCGGTTCGGTCCACAACCCGCCGCAAGGCCTCGGTCTGGGCGCGCTCCAGCGAGAGCAAGAGGATTTCGTCGAAGGACTCGCGAAAGCCGAGGCTGACGCCAGGAAGAAGGGCAACCTGTGATCAGAGCCCACGTTGACGCGTTCCTTGCCCAGATCCGACTTGACGACGAACTCGCCGACACCACGTTCGACGGCGACGTCACCGGGACCCCTGATCGTTATTGCGTCGTCACATTCAACAGCGGTGATCGGTATGGGGACAGGCTCACCGGGCCGGAGGTTGCCGCCACCTTCCGTGCTGGCGTGCGGTCAGTCGGAGCGACCCGTGACCAAGCCCAGTTCGTTGCTGAGCGTGTCTTTGCTCAGGTGATGAACGTTCACCTCGAGGTGCCGGGGCGGCAGTTGGGCCTGATCCGCCACGCAGGTGGCCAGCCCACAACGAAGGACGACACCGTCACGCCGCCCCTGTTCGTGGCGACGGACTTCTTCGAATTCGACAGCGACCCCATCTGAGCGGGTCGCCTCATGCTCCCTTCGGTCTCCCCGGAGGGCTAACCGAAGACCCCGGTTTGTCGGGGAGAGAAAGGAGCCACTATGGCTGACGTTGCAGAGGGGCTCATTCCCCCGAGCGCACTGGATCAGAAGGGCAACACCACCATCTGGTGGGTCCCGACGATCGCAGACCCCACCGCCCCGAAGGTGACCGAAGTGGGCGCCGGAACGCGGGTGACGTACTCGTTCACTCCTGCCGGGTTCAACTTCGGTGGAGCGCAGGGAACTACTAAGGACGAGCGTCTCGGTCTCATTCAGGCCCTCGAATCGCTGGACACCAACGAGGTCACCCTCGACCTCGAGTACGTCGAGTCGACGGATGCGAAGTCCGCGAACGTGGTCCTCGCGCCCACGCCGCCGGCGACAACCATCGCGGGGAACTTCGTGATCCGCACCTCGACGCCGAACGCGACTCTGGCGGCTGCGGCACAGAAGGTGCGTGTCGTCCAGGTGGTGCTGGGTGCCCAGAACCTGGGGACCGTCAACAACGCGGGCAAGTTCCTGATCAAGCAGAAGGCTGCAATCGCGGCCGTGGTTGGACCGCCTGTCGCGCTGGTCTGATCTTCGACTGCCTGGCGGGGTGCTCCCACCCTGTACCCCGCCAGGCGCATCTCTCTTCATGGGTGGAAGGGTGGAAGGACTTAGGTATGCCCTCGTTTGAGGAACTGATGGCGAAGCGGAAGGCCGCGCCGCCGAAAACGGTCAAGGTGGAGGTGCTGCTCGATGTGGAGTCTTCGGAGGAGATCGCGGCCCTGCAGGCGCAGATGGATGACCTCGCGTCGAACGCAGACCAGCGTCTAGGAGTGTCGGATGGGTCGGAGGAGATTCAGGCACAGATCGATGCGCTGAAAGACGTCACTGCCGACGCGATTCTCACGCTTGAGTTTGAGCGGCTGCCTGGCGATCTCTGGACTGACGTGATCGCGAAGAACCCCTCTCGCGGGGAGTCGGCGCTGGACCTCACCTACGGGTACAACGTCGACGCTGCCGCGCGGGCGGCGGCGAAGGCTCAGCGTGGTGGGCATGCGTTCGGCTGGTGTGCTGAGGATGGCAAGTCGCGCACCCTCACCGATGAGCAGTGGGACGACCTGTTCTCGATGCTCTCCGGTCATGACATGACGGAGATCCGGGACGCGATCTGGAACCTCAACGAGTGGGCGCCGACGATGCGGCTTCTCGCGGCAAAAAAAGCATCGGCCGGGATCGAGACCGGCTCGAACTAGCGCTGCAGATGGGGGTCTCGCCACGGCGCCTGTCGGGGTGGGAACCAATCGAGGTTCACGAGTGCGAGTACGACGGTGAAGGTCGACTCGTTCGGACCGTCGTGCAGCGCGAACCGGAGTTCGATGAGAACGACCGCGAGATGCTCACCGCACACATGCTGTTGAAGATGGACACGGGCCAGTACGGCGAATCCATCAGCGAGGCAACATCGGAGAAGGCGGACCCGACCTACACCGGTGCTGATGCGGTCAGGTACAGCGCCGGCTACCGCGTCAATCACGCTGCAGCTGCGGTCGATCTTCTCCGAGAGAAGACGAAGGATCTACCCAAGGGGGCGGAGTTCTACGTCGAGCGGGAAACGTTCGAGTAGCTAGCGCTCCCGCATGAAGTAGCTGTATCCGCCGGCGCACGCGATTGCCCCCGCAATGGCGAGCCCAGCGAGGGCGATGGCGGAAGTAGCTGGCGAACTCGCAGCCAAGGCGACGGCCAACGCGACGAACCCGACGCCCCCGACGATCGACGCCAGACCCAGCAGGGTGACCCACACCGGCCTTACGGACCGCTCGGGCGCGGGCGGTTTCGCCTCTGAATCCCCGAAGTACGTCATGCCCTGAACTCTACAACTCCACAACGCCGTGACGGGAGGCCATCGTGACCGATCGCACCGTAAAGGTCTCCCTTGTCGCCCAAGTGCAGGGCTATATCTCCGGGATGGAGAAGGCCGCCAAGGCCACCCGCGAGACCGGTGGCGAGGCGGAGAAGCTCGGTCAGAAGAAGGAAGCGTTCCAGCAGATCGGCACTGCGGCGATTGCTATGGGCGCCGTCGCCGCTGCTGGCGTTGCCCTGGCCATCAAGAAGTTCGCTGACTTCGACGCCCAGATGTCGCAGGTGCAGTCCCTGTCTCATGCAACAGCCAGCGAGATGGACCAACTGCGCGACGCCTCGCTCAACATGGGCCAGGCGATCGGGTTCTCCGCTACTCAGGTGGCCGACGCTGAGACCGAACTCGTCAAAGCGGGTGTGTCGGTCAAGGACATCCTTGGTGGTGGTCTTGTTGGCGCCCTGAACCTTGCTGCTGCTGGGCAGATCGAGGTTGGTAAGGCAACTGAGATCGCTGCCGTTGCGTTGACCCAGTTCAAACTGCAGGGTAAGGACGTACCGCACGTCGCTGACCTTCTCGCGGCCGGGGCCGACAAGGCACTCGGCGGCGTAGACCAGCTCGGTCAGGCCCTGAACCAGGGTGGTCTTGTCGCCGCGCAGTTCGGCCTCAGTGTCGATGACACGGTGGGCACCCTGTCAGCGTTCGCGAACGCTGGTCTTCTCGGGTCGGATGCTGGTACGTCGTTCAAGCAGATGCTGCTGTCTCTGGCGTCGCCGTCACAGAAGGCGGCGGACACGATGAAGCAGTACAACATCCAGGCGTACGACGCTCAGGGCAACTTCGTCGGCATCACGAACCTCGCCGGCCAGCTGCAGAAGAACCTTGGCGGGGTGTCGCAGGCGCAGCGCGATTCTGCTCTCTCAATCATCTTCGGCTCCGATGCCATCCGTACCGCGAATGTCCTCTACAAGGAGGGCTCGAAGGGCATCAAGGGATGGATCGACAGCGTCAACGACACCGGATTCGCGGCCGAGCAGGCGCGCGGGAAGATGGACAACCTCAACGGCGACCTGAAGAAACTCGGCGCCGCATTCGATACCGCCCTGATCAATACAGGGTCTAACGCGAACGACGTCTTGAGGGAGACGGTTCAGGCGATCACGGGGCTGGTGTCGGCCTTCGGCGAGCTCCCGGCGCCTGCACAGGGTGTCGTTCTTGCCGGCGGGGCTGTCGTCGCGGCGATCGGTCTCATTGGTGGGGGTGCTTTGACCCTCGTGCCAAAACTCGCGGAGATGAAGATCGCCCTCGAGACCCTCGGCACGTCGATGCGGACGGTGAGTCTCGCTGGTGGTGCAATCGCTCTCGTCGTGGCGGGTCTCATCCAGGTGTTCGCGGAGTTTGGCGAGAAGCAGGCGCAGATTGCGTCGGATGCCTCATCTTTGGCTGAGACTCTCGACAAAGAGACTGGCGCGATTACGAAGAACACTCGGGAATTCGTGGCGAACAAGCTTGCGAAGGATGGGACTCTCGAGCTCACCAAGAAACTCGGCCTTGCATCGAACGACGTCATCAACGCGTACTTGCAGCAGCCAGCGGCGCTGAAGCGGGTTCAGTCTGCGGTCAACGAACTCGACAAGAGTGAGAGCAAGTACATCGACGGCCTCGATAAGGGCAAGTACACAGCTCAAGACCTTATCGACGTGCGAGCCAAGTTGGGCTCGGTCGTCGGCGACGGTGCTGCTGCGATGAGCCAGGCGAAGACTGAAGCGGAAGCGCTGGCAGAGGCAGAGACATCCTCCGCTGATGCGAGCGATACCGCTTCCGCGAGCGCGTCCACCGCGGCCACGGCGTATATCGACGCAGCGAAAGGCGCTCAGGAACTCGGAGACCAGATTTCTCAGTTGGTCGACGAGATCAACAAGGCCAACGGTGTCGGGCAAGACGCAATCTCCACCAACTCGGCATATCAAACTGCGCTGGCGAAGGTCCAGGACACCATCAAGAAGGCCAAGGAAGGTGCCGAGGGGTACTCGACTTCGCTCGACACTGCTACCGCTGCTGGCGCAAGCAACGTGGACATGTTCGCCGACTTGGCCGAGAAGTCACAGGCTGCCGCTAAGGCCCAGTTCGAGGTTGACCACAATTCGCAGTCGTATGTCGCGAATCTGCAGGCTGGCCGACAGGCACTGATCGACAACATCACAGCTCTGGGCGGGACTGCTGCGCAAGCCCAGGCGGTTGCTGACCAGGTCTACCGGATCCCCGACGAGAAGGCCGTCAAGATACTCGCGGACGCAGCGCAGGCGCAGCACAACATCGACGTGTTCAACCAGTGGCTGGCTTCGATCCCTTCGGAACGGATCGTCAACATCGTCACTCGTTCGAATGCGAAGGTGAACGCCTCAGATGGTCCGGGTTTCGCTACGGGTGGGCGAATCAGTGGGCCTGGGACGGGGACGTCTGACTCGATCCCGATCTGGGCGTCCAACGGCGAGTACATGAACACCGCCAAGGCTGCGTCGAACCCGAACAACCTCGCGGCCATGGAGTACATGAACCGTGGCGGTGAGATCCGTGGGTACGCGGGTGGCGGGCAAATCCAGCCGACCTACGTGCCGGCGTCGTCGTTCGCTTCGGCGCCCACCGTGACAGTGAAGACGTCGGATCGTCCGATCTACATGGACGGTCAACTGTTCGGGATGCTGCGCGAGATGGCGAATGGGGAAGCCCAGATCGTTGTGAACGCGAACGAAACCGCACGCACACGACGCGCTCGAATGTGAGAGGTGAACGATGGCTTACGCTCCCACATTGAACGTGTCGACTGATGCGGCCCCGTGCCCGCGCGTGGAGGTGCTGTTCAACACCTTCGCCGCGGGCACGACCGCCGTGGATGTGTACCGTCTCGCGGGTGGTCGTGAGTACCTCGTGCGTGGCGCGGTGAAGACCGCTGTGGCTGGGGCGTTGTCTCGTATCGACTTCGAGGTTCCGTTCGGTGTGCCGGTGCAGTACCGGGCGGAGATGTTCAACTCGTCCGGGTTGTCGCTCGGGTTCACGGACACTGCGACGACCACCGTGTTTGTGGCGGAGACGTGGGTGCATAACCCGCTTGACCCGCAGGGGGCAACCATTGTGGCGTTCAGGGCGACCGCGGCTCGTGAGGTGAAGCGACCTCACGAAGGCGACATTGTCTGGCCCGAGGGTCGCACCGTGGGTGTGGTGGTGTCCGGTCAGCGGCGTGGTGTTCAGGATGCCGTCTTGGACGTCATCGTGGACTCGATCGTGCAGGCCGACAAGCTGCAGGCCATGTTCGGTTCCTATGGGACCCGCACCACACCGGTGATCTGTTTCCGTATCGGCGCAAACGATCGTGTTCGTTTGCCGCGGCCGTTCTTCGCCGGGATCCTCGAGCTGTCCGAGCAGGACCAGAACTATGCGATTGGCACTGGGGAGAAGATCGCGTATGGGATGACGGGCAGTGAAGTGTCCCCGCCGACCCCGGCACTGGTGGTGCCACTGCTGACCCGTGCTGACTTGAATGCGGCGTTCGCGACGCGGGCTGCGTTGAATTCGTTCTTCCTCACCCGTTTGGATGCGAACCGGGCGTACCAGTTCGCCGGGAGCGCCTGATGAGGGCCCGCACGGCAGCCCTGGATGATGTCCTCACTGGGTCGCACAGTCGGCGCTTGTTCGTGGATGTGTTCCACGGGTCGGATCGTGTGCTGCAGGGCCTAGAGATGGAGGAGTGGGAGCTTGAGGGTGACCTGAGCCAAGAGGTGAAACTGTCGGGGTCTGCGACGATTTCGTATCAGTCGGTGTCTGGGGAGTCTCTTGTCCCGTCCGGGACGCAGGGAGTTCTGTCACCGTTTCGGGCGCGACTGCTGTTGACAATGGAGATCCAGGCAGGCGACTTCACCGAACTGGTCACCCTGGGGTGGGCGCGCCTCAGCACGGTCCCCGCTGGTGTCGACTACTGGGCGGACACCCGTTACGGGAAGTTCGTAGTTGCTTCGTTCGTGAAGATCGAATGGGCGGGCCTTGAGGATTACGTCCGCCGGCGCGGCTTTCGTTCGCCGGAACAACCACCGTCCGTGACATCCACGTATGCGGAGTTGCGGCGCGTCACCGGGATGACGGTTGTGCAGACAGTGGCGGATGCTGTCCTTCCTACAGGGATCACGTACGACACCAGCAGTGGCGGTCGACTCAAAGGTGTTCAGCTGCTGTGGGACAACCTCGGATGCATCGGAGCGATCAACCCTGCAGGTCAGTGGTATGGGATTCCGAAGGCGGCAGGCGACCCGGTGGGGACGCTGACGAAGGGTCGTAACGGGACCATCATCGACGTCGGCTATCAGGTCGAGACCGACAACATTTACAACTGTGTGGTCGGTGTCTTCGAAGACGCGAACCGGAACCCGATCTACTCGGTCGCCGAGGTGAAAGACGGGCCACTGTCCACGAGTGGACTGTACGGGGAGAACACCCTGCAGTACACGTCCTCGGTGCCGACCACGCAGGCTGCGGCGGACGCGACGACTCAGTCGTTGCTGACTCAGTCGATTGGTGGGCAGACGTACGAAGTCCCCATCACCTGTATCAGTAATCCGGTGTTCGAGCTCGGTGATGTTCTTGCCGTGTCCGGGCACACACGCCCGCTGCAGGGCCGGTTGATCAAGTACCGGATGACGAACGCGGCACTCATGGATGTGACGCTTGAGGTGCAGAGGACCTTCGGATGAGAGACGCCGATGACATCTTCAAGGACCGGTTGAACGCGCTCCCAGATGTTGACCGTCGCACGGCTGTGTTCGTGAAGATGATGGGCAGCCTGGCTCAGGTGAACACCGGACCGACGACGATCATGGTCCCGTGTGTTGGGTTCACTCCGCCGGTTCCGGGCATGACGGTTCAGATGGAACGCACTGCCGGTCAGTGGAAGGTGACGGGTCCCGCGGTGGCTTTGCCGGCTGTGGGGACGATCACCGCCACTGGTAGTCCGACTGCGACGGTCACGATCGGTGGGGGTGCGTACACGCTGTTCTACCGGTCTGGGTAC